AGACGGCATACGAGATCTAGTACGGTCTCGTGGGCTCGGAGATGTGTATAAGAGACAGACTTTACCCGACTCCGCAACAGCTAATACAGCAGGGAAAAGTTATAGGTTTAGTTTATCAAAGATTGATGCAAGTGTTAATACTGTTACTATTGCACCGTTCGCATCCGAAACAATAGGCGGAGATAGTTCATTTGTTCTACTCTCTCAGAATGAAATATTGTCACTTGTCACAGATGGCACAAACTGGTACTTAGGAGATTAATAATGAGTAATATAAGAAGCGTAAATTTAAATGATGCAACAGGAAATCCAATTAGTTCTACAAGTGGAGCGTTAGCAGTTCAAGACCCACAGGTATACACTCAGATAGTAAACCAAGGGTTTCACCAAGACTCAGCAGTAACAACTACATTAACAGCCCAAGCAGTAGCAGGAAGCACTACTCTTAGCTTTACAAGTGCAGTAGGTTTTGCAGTAGGCTCTTTTATTGAAATTGATAATACTGCTACAGGAGATTCGGAAAGTCACCACCCAATCATTACTGCTATAGTAGGCACAGTTATTACACTTGATAGCCCCTTGGATAGAACATATGAAATTGGTGACATTGTAACTTTAGCTATACATAACTTAAATGTAGTAGCTAGCATTGGTGCAGCTGAAAGTTTCTATATTGCACCACATACAGGAGACAAATGGCATTTAACTAGAATTCTAATAGAAATGACAATGGATACAGCAGGGGATAATGCTTTATTTGGTGACTTACCTTCACTAACAAATGGTATAGCACTAAGAAAGTATGATGGAACTACAGGTTTATTTAATACATTTACTGTATGGAAGAATAATGGAGATATTGCAACAGATGTATATGACGTATCTTATATCGCACGCTCGGATAATGCAGGAAGTTTTGGGATTAATATTAGAGGAACGTTCACTAGATCAGGTGGTATTGTAGAACTAGATGGTACAGCAGGGGATTATATTGAGGTATTAGTGCAAGATGATTTATCAGGGCTAATTTCGTTTAAGGCTAAATGCCAGGGCCACTTTGTAATATAGACACATAACCCTTTACTGGGTTAGTGTATAAATAAGCCGAGTGTGCATCCCCCTGTGCCTCGGTTTTTTTATGCGCTAACACGCACATTTTAAAACAAGGATACGCAAATGTCAGAAGAAATGACAGAAGCCCCTGCATCAGAAGCACAGGGGAACGAAACAGAATCACCAGAAATTAGTTATGCAGATGGTAAGTTTACCAATGTAGGTGATTTAGAAAAGAGTTACTTAGAACTACAATCAACTTTCTCTAAAAAACTAGGAGGCTTTGAAGGCGCACCTGAAGAGTATTCGTTTAGTCAAGAAGATTTTGAAGCTAATGAAACATCAGAGGCACTAACAACATGGGGGAAAGAACACCAACTAAGCAATGATGGTTTAAATAGTCTTTATGGTGCTATGACAGAACTTGACAAAAGTAGAGCAGTAGCACAAGAAGAAGCTAACCAAAAGTTTCTAACAGAGCAAATGGAAACACTAGGGTCTAATGCAGAAACTAGAGTTCAAAATGCTTCAGACTGGGTTAGGGCTAATATAGGTGAAGAAGCAGCGGAAAGTATTAACCAGATGTGGGGCGGTGCTAATGGCATTGAAGCAGTAGAAAAGATTATGAAATTAGCTACTGGTGCTTCACCTGCACAAGCACCTGCACAAGAAAGTGTTACTATTGAAAAAGTAAATGCTATGCAGTTTGCTAAAGATGAGTACGGGCGCTTTAAGATGGATGATCCTTCATACGCTGCAAAAGTTAGAGAGATGAGGGCGCAAGTTAAACGATAATTTGCAAGTAGGAATATTTTGTGCTATACTTATGGTAAGAAATATTTAAACTAACAAAACTTACAGATACCTTCCTAGAAGCCTGAACGTTTTAGAGTTTGTAGCTAAAAGCTATGACCCCTGAAATTGTTCAGGGATAACCAAAGCCTTTTAAGCAATGTTTCAAAACTTAACTTAAAAGGACTCTCCATGAGCCAAGAATTAACAAACGTACAACTCGAAGAGTTTGATACACAAGTAAAACACGAATACCAAGGCATGAAAACATTACGCGACTGTGTAACATTTCGTTCAGCAAACGGTGATACTTATGATTTCCGTACAATGGGTAAGGGAACAGCTACAACACGTACTGGTTCTTCAGCAGATGTTGTGCCAATGGGTATCACTCACGCTTTAAAGAAAGCACTACTTACAGACTGGGAAGCACCAGAGTATACAGATATTTACGCACAAGCAGGTGTTAATTTTTCAGAAGTACAAGAACTAGCTAAGACTATTGCAGGTGCAATGGGTAGACGTGACGACCAATCAATTATCACAGCATTAGCAGCATCAGCTACTACAGCAATTGGTGCAGGTACACAAGCATTAGACCTTGCAACAATCACAGCAGCGGCAAAAGAACTTAACAAAGTTGAAGCACCTATGGAAGATCGTTATTTTGTAGTACATGAAGGTGGGCTTAATGACTTGCTAAATGATACAGGCATTACTTCAGCGGATTATAATTCAGTTCGTTTACTAATGAGTGGTGAGATTGATTCATTCATGGGCTTCAAATGGAAGATTATTGGGTCAGGTCGTGCAGAAGGTGGACTACCGTTAACGACTACAGTTCGTACAGGTTTTGCATTTCACAAAGCATCACTAGGACACGCGGTAGGAATTGACATGAAAACTCGTGTTGACTGGGTGGCACATAAAGCATCATGGTTATCTATGGGTATGTGGAAAGGTGGCTCTATCAACATCGACGATGAGGGAATCATCCCAGTTAAATATCTTAATTCGTAAAGGGTCTTAAATGGCATTTGATAAAAAAAATCTAGGGGGAAATATAGGAGCAGGTTCATCTTGCCCAACTGTTTTTTCTTTTGCAGATACAGCAAGTACAAAAGCAGCTATCGCTACAGCCGATTACTTTTTGGATATTTACACTATCCTTAACCCTGGCGATGGTATTTACTGTTTAGGTTCTGATGGAGCTATGCTTTTATCAGTAGTTCTAAGTTCAAGCACTACAGTAACAACCGAAGAAGCTACTCTAGTTTAGAGTATATAGCCCTCTCTTAGGAGATGGTTATTATATTTTAAGGAGTTAACATGGCAGGAAGTGCATCGGATATAGCTCTAGCTTCAAACGCAATGCTACTACTAGGTGGTAGGACTATTGCTTCATTTACTGAAGAATCATCAGAATCACAGATAGCATCTAACCTATTTGAACATTCATACAAAGCTATACTTACAGAGCATAGGTGGAGGTTTGCAACTAAACAGGCTAAACTAGCTAGACTTACTGCAGCACCTCATAACGATTATGCTTATCAGTTCCAACTTCCTAGTGACTTGCTTTATCTAATTAAAACAGATACACGCAATTATGAAGTATATGAAGATAAGGTATATGCAAACAGTTTAGAATTAGAAGCTGAATACATTTACGATATAGCTTCTGATAAAGTTCCTTCCTATTGGGCCAAGATGTTTGAATTCTTTTTAGCTTCACAGTTTGCTATCCCTTTAACTGGTGATATGGACAAGGCTAGTTATTTCGATCAACAATACATGAAAGCAAAAACTAAAGCTAAACACGCAGACTCAACACAACGACCAGGCAAAGGCTTTGTAGATAATAGGTATACTAATATCAGAAGAGGGAACTAAAAATGGGTGTAGAATACGGACAATCTAACCTAACCTCAGGCGAATTAACACCTGTCCTTCACGCTAGAATAGATCTTAATACCTATGCTAATGGTGTATCAAACGCTGAAAACATGGTAATTTTACCTCATGGTGGGATGCGTAGACGACCAGGAATGAGTAAGATAACAGATACCCAAGTGCCAAGCGATGCAAGATTATCAGCATTTGTATTTAATAAGACTCAAAAATATATAGTTTTATTTAGACCAGGGTTTATTGATGTTTATAGAGATGGTGTAATAGTAGCAGCTTCTATTACATCACCATATTCTACACAGACTATCATTAACGAATTAGATACTATTCAATCAGCCGACACAATGATTATCACACACGAAACAGTACCCCCTTATAGATTACAAAGACAAGGATCTGATACTTCATGGCTATTTGAACCTATTGCCTTCACGGAAGCTCCTACATTTTTATTTGATGCGATTAACGCTACTTATACAAATACAGGTGTAACACAGGTGATAGCTCAAATAGACCCGTTAGAAATTGTATTCGACCAACCTAATAATAAATACTATAGAGCGCAAGATGTATTGTTAAACGTTGACTTAGCAACAGAAGACTATACAGTACTTCTTAATTGGGAAGACATAACAGAAGGAGAGCCGGCATGGAGCAATACAAGAGGTTACCCAGCTGTGTGTACTTTTCATCAGAATAGATTATGGTTTGCAGGTTCTACACAGCTTCCTACTTCTATTTGGGGCTCTAAGATAAGTGGGTTTTTTGACTTTGGGCTAGGAACATCATTAGCAGATGATGCAATAGCAGATACATTAGACACAGACCAATACAACAAGATAACCAATATCTTTTCAGGAAGACAATTACAAGTGTTTACAACAGGTGGAGAATTTAATAACGCAGCACCTATTATCACACCTACTGATAGCGAGTGGAGAAAGCAAACAGGGTACGGATCAAAAAGAGTTAGACCTATTCTTATTGATGGTGCAACTTTATTCGTAGACAGTTCAGAGAGAACTATAAGACAATACCTATATGATGATAATGAAGGTGATTATGTATCTTTAAACTTAAGTATCTTATCTTCACACTTAATAAGCAATGTGGTAGCTATGGATGCGATTAAGGGTACGCAATATGATGTTGGTGATTATGTCTATGTTATTAACGAAGATGGAACATGTGCGGTCCTAAACACAATGAGAAACCAAGATATTACTGGGTGGACTCATTGGGTAACAGATGGTAACTTTAAAGATGTAGTAGTTTTAGATAAAGAGGTTTACTTTTTAGTAGAAAGAAAAGGTAACTTTTTTATAGAACTTTTAACAGAAGATACATATACAGACCACAACGTAATAGAAAGAGGAACGCAGCCAACTACAAGTAATATAGTAGATGGTCTAAATAATATAGTATTTAATGGCGATAATATAGTATTTACAGACACATCCACAGGAACACCTATTACAGAACTTGTAACAGATTATGATGCTACATTCGCTACTACAGAGTTTAAAGTTATTGCAGACTATTCTATAATGGACGATGCTCTATATGAAGGTACAGACGAAAACAATAAGTTCACTATAACAAGGGTAGCATATAGATTAGAGGTAGGTCTTAACTTTAAAACTACAGTAGAAACACTACCTATGAGTACAGAAACACAAAAAGGTATTACGCTATACAGACGAAAGCGAATAGTAAAAGTGGATATAAATGTATTTGAGTCATTAGGTGTGTACGCTAGAAATAGAATAGCTCCAGATAGACAGTTTGCAGTAGTGTTAGATCAAGCACCTATCCCATTTACAGGATTTAGAGAAATGTATTTATTAGGGTATGATAGACTTACAACTATAGTCATAGGGCAAGAAGAACCATTACCATTTATCCTTATTGGATTAGGAACGGAGGTAGCGTACTAATGGCAACAATAACACCAATGAATTTCGATGGCACAGTATATAGTAATACTACAAGTGGATACCAAGGCAGTAACGCGTTTGGTGGAATGGCTGCAGTATCTTTTGGAACAGGGTTACTTAGCAACTATATGCAACTACAGTCACAATTAGACCAATCAGATGCGTTAGAGTTTCAAGCAAGTAGGTACAAGTTTAAAGCTGAAAGGTCAAAGCTTGCAGCAGAAGCGGCAGTAACACAAACTAAGCTAAACAACACTATCCTGCAAGAGCAGTTCAACGAAACACAATCACTTCAAGCAGTTAAGTTTGCAATGCAAGGCAGAACAGGGGCAACCATTGAAAACATAATTAGCAAAGATCAAGAGAATCTAAACTGGGATAAGCAATTCATGGAGCTATCAGGTATAATAGAGAAAACAAACCTACAACTAGATGCAACAGGTTATGAGATGGATGCAGCTCAAGCAGGAATGGCAGCAGCAAGAGGCAGAACATCAGCCTATAAACAGCAAGCAGTAGGCTTATTATCAAGTGGCGCAAAACTCGCTACTTTAATCTAGGGATATTATATGGCATTACCTACTTATAAAAAACAAACACAGCAAGTAGCTTCAGCAAGACAAACTGCAGGTGGTACAAGCACAGCAGGTTTCCAGGCATCAGCACAGGCGAGCCAATCATTAGCACAAAAACTATCTTCATTCTCACAGCAAACACAAGCTATTGCAGGTGGTATGGCACAGACACAAGCTAGTAAGGATGCAGTAAGAGATATATACACAAGAAAGCAAAAGATAGCAGAGATAAACAATGACCCTAACATGTATGCAGGGGATAAGCAAAACAAGATTGCAGAAATAACAGAAGGTGCAGAACGTGACTTTTCAGGCATATACTCTAAGGCTTATAATTCAGCAGCTAATGCAGCATATTCCAACCAGATAACTTCTGATGCTAAAGCAGCTTCAGACCAAGCGCAATTAAAATCAGGCGGTGATTCAGAGTCATATGCTAAACAGATGCGAGAGTTTAGAGATAAAACTATTCCTGAAGCACCTACAAAAGAAACTGCGATAGTTGCAGAAATGGCTATAGCACAATATGGAGGACAAGGGTATAAAGCCCTGAAGCTTGCAGAGATTAGAAAAGATGAGATCAATAGAAATAATAAATTCAAATCTACATCGCAATTACAATCTACAGACATTATGGCAAACCTACAAGAAGGTGACTTTATTAACGCTACTCAAAATATGTTTAAGCTAGAACAGACATTAGAAGATGGTGTTAAAAATGGGTGGATGAACGAAGAAGATGCAACTATGATAAGACTAGAAGTATCTGAAAAAGGCGTACTAGCTTACGCTAAAGATAGAATAGCACTTATGGAAACTATAGACGCACAAAAGTTTATAGATGATTTTAGAGAAGGCAATAGCGAAATGCCTACAGAGTTTCTATACGTTGATACTGAAAAAGTAGCAGATCGTATGGAGTATCTATTAGACAGAGAAACACGAAAAAGAGATAACGCTATTAAAGCTAAAGCAGCTAAAGATTATGATGATGTGAAAGACACTATCTATTTACTAGACCAAGGTGAAGAGGTTTCTAGCTACAAATTACAAGCAGACTACAATAAGAATATTAAGCCTGAAACACGCTTAAAGTTAGAACAAGCAATGAATGATAACGGGTATATGAAAGTATTCGATAGCAAGAACCTAACTGAACAATCAGAAATAATAGCAGATATAAGAGATAAAGAAAATAAAACAGCGGGTGAATATAGATTGCAACAGAAATACGAAAAACATTATGCACAAGGGCAAAAAGCTATAGATAACGACCCTTTACAATACTCACAAGGAAAAGCTTTCGATCAAGAACTAGAGCCTATAAACTTACAAGATGGCGACCTACTAGCCAAGAGCGAGAAAAGGCTTCAGCAGGTGGAGTTATCTAAAGAGTATACAAATAGAAGAGTAGGCTTTTTCACTAAAGATGAAGTAACAACTATTAAAAGTCAACTAGAAGGTATGACACCACAAGAGCAAATAGGTGTTATGGAAATGGTTAATCAATTACCTAGTGATATTAGAGATAATACCTATAGACAATTTAATAATTCATTTTCTTTTTCAGGGGGCTTAGTAGCTTCAGGAAATACAGAAGCAGCTAGAACTTCATTGTTAGGTAAAGGTGCAGATGTTAAACTACCACAAGGTTTTAAGGAAGATGTAGGCTTAAAAATATCAAATGCGTTCGGTGGGTTTGATGGAGAGTTTTATACACAGAATGTAAAAGGCTTAACTGATTATGCAAAAGGTCTTATAAAAGGTGGTGATGCAGACGATATAAACGATATAAACCAAATGGTAAAAGACTCTATAGGTGAAATTGCTAAATATAATTCTAAAGCAACAGTAATTCCTTATGGGGTAGAAAAGAAAGACTTTGAAAAATGGTTAGATAACATTCAAATCGAAGGCAGACCAGGGTTGACTAAAGGCTTGCAAGACATGACAGATATATTTGGGCATGGTGATTATCAGTTACACTATGCAGGGAGTGCAGGTAAATATTATGTTAAGTTTGGGAATGATGGGAATATGTCAACAGCTAGAGATAGCAACGACCCTACTAGACCATTTATCTTAGACTGGAATGATAAATAATGGCACGTTATGAAGGTGATTTAACACTAGGTGATACTGAAGCAGAAGTAGTTCCTATGTCAGGCGCTAAAGCTGCATGGGAGTCTGTTAATCTAGGGTATGGTGAAGGTGTTGAAGAAGAATCAATAGGAAACTTAAATCGTACTTACTTAGATTATAATGATAATATAGATGCCTATAACGAGTGGCGAGATCTTTCAAATGAGATAACTTCTAGCGAACACACAAGAAGAAAATATCATAGAGCAGTATTTGAAAACAACTATTTTGAATTAGATGAAAGTAATAATATAGTACCAGGGGAAGGACATTTCTTTGGAGCTGATGCATTATTTTTAAATAGAGATGCATTAAAAGGTGCTTTACTTGCTAAGAAGAACGGATATAGGCCAGAACAATTAGAAGAAGAATACGGGAAAGTAACTAAAGCTAAATCAGATGAGTATGCAAACGCAATGCAAGACACTTCAGGATCTGTCTCTTATACACATCTGACGCTGCCGACGAGCGATCTAGTGTAGATCTCGG